GGTGTTACCAATAAGTGCATTGATAATTTTTATGTGAGTCACGCTACACGAAATATCAATTTCAATCACAAACATGTAGACAAACTCATGGCTTTTGTAAATCAATCGATGCGAGGAGTTCCTCGAGCAAAACAGATGATTTCGCCCAAGATGTTTCGTAACTTCTGTGTTCTTGTATCCGAACATTTTAAGGCAAATATCAAACTTGACCCTATCAATTTTATGAATGTTTATATTAAAGCGATTAATAATCTCACAGATAAAAAATTGTGTCAAGAAGGTTTGGCTAAAACGCCATACGAAGTTCGTATGAGCAACAGTGCTGTAAACGATACTATTGGAGTATTGGATATGTTGCGAACCGAAATGACGAAGCTTCGTTATCAATTTATCCAACTCGACAGTGAACGCACATTTAGTCGTGATGTTGTTAAAAAAGCATATTACGAACAAGATTGTAAGTGTAATATCTGTGGCGAAGAGATGCCTGAGTTTGGTAAGGAGATTCATGGTGACCATATTCTTCTTTATAAAGATGGTAATCCTACGACATCAGAAAACTGTGCGGCCGTTCACGCATCCTGCAATCTTCGTAAAAGTGCTTGACAATCACATCATAATGTGATACTATATAATAACAATGCGGATGTAGCATAGTGGTAATGCAGTGGGTTTCCAACCCATCGACGGGAGTTCGATTCTCTCCGTCCGCTCCAATATCAGGATACCAAGATGATTGATTTAGAAACAATCCTCGCTGAGTGGAAAGAAGATTCGCAGATTGCGAAACATCAACTTGACGAGACTTCGCGTGTGACCCCTGCGTTACACTCGAAGTATCTTGAGTATCTCTCTCTTACCAAACTACGTCTCAAGAAGGCAGAGTTTGACCAGAAGACGTTGCTGAAGGACAAGTATCTCTACTATGAGGGTAAGATGTCCCAAGAAGACATTCAGTCCCGTGGGTGGAAGTATGACCCATATGACGGTCTCTCAGCGACTACCAAGAACTTCAAAGAGTATTACTACGACAGTGATGCGGAGATTCAAGAGTCAGAGATGAAGATTCAGTATCTCCAGACTATCGTTGAGACTCTCACAGAGATTGTCAGTAACCTAAACTGGCGACACCAGACGATTGGTAACATGATTCGCTGGCGGGCGTTTGAGGCGGGCAGTTAATACTCGCATACATAGGGTATGAGCAAATTACCTAATACCATTACTGTTGGACTAAGAGACCACTCTATGATGTTGGTTGATGCCGAAGCGCATCAGATACCAGAACTAAGAGAGTATTTCTCTTTCTATGTTCCAGGCCATAAGTTTATGCCAGCATTCAAGTCTCGTAAATGGGACGGCAAAATCAAACTATTCAATCAAGTTACTCGCGAACTGAACGTTGGTCTATACGAACACCTCAAGAAGTTTTGTTCTGACCGCATGTATCCTCTCCAGCTACAGGAGACGGACTACGGACACCCCGCACAAACAAATCATATCCAACACCAGAACCTTGTAAAGTTCCAGAGTGAACTAGAGATGCCCTTTGAGTTGCGTGACTATCAGTATGATGCGGTCACTCACGGCATCGAAAAGAAACGAGCTATTCTCTTATCCCCTACTGGTTCGGGTAAGTCATTCATCATCTATAATCTTATGCGTTGGTATATCGACAACTATGATAAACAGATTCTTATTGTTGTTCCTACAACGAGTCTGGTAGAACAGATGCACAAGGACTTTGCCGACTACGGATTTGACCCCGACCTATGTCACAAGATTTATTCTGGTAAGGACAAGACTACCGACAAACAAATCGTCATCTCAACGTGGCAATCTATCTACAAGTTTCCGAAAGAATGGTTCGAGAACTTTGGTTGCGTATTTGGGGATGAGGTGCATTTGTTCAAGGCAAAGTCCCTGTCAGGTATCATGAACAAATGTGTCAACGCAGAGTATCGGTTCGGGACAACAGGGACACTGGACGGGACAGAAACAAACAAACTGGTATTGGAGGGTCTGTTCGGGCCAACCAAACGTGTCACTATGACACGGGATTTGCAGGAGAAGGGAACGCTTGCGAAACTAAATATATCTGTCCTGTTGTTGCGGTATCATAATGATGTATGTCATATGCTGAAGGACGCAACCTATCAGGAAGAGATTGACTACATTGTTCGCAATGAGAAACGTAATAAACTAATCACCAATCTCGCACTTGACCAGACTGGTAACACTCTGGTTCTCTTTCAGTTCGTAGAGAAACACGGTAAGATTCTCTTTGACATGATGAGAGATAAAGCAGAAGAAGGTCGTAAGATTTTCTATGTGTCGGGTGAGGTGGATGCAACTGACCGCGAACAGATTCGTGGTATCGTGGAGAAACAAAAGAATGCTATCATCGTCGCATCACTTGGCACTTTTAGCACAGGCATCAACATTAGGAATCTGCATAACATTGTCTTTGCTAGTCCTAGTAAGTCTCAGGTTAAAGTCCTACAATCGATAGGTCGTGGCCTACGTCAGTCTGACGATGGGTCGGAAACGAAACTATTTGACATCGCTGATGACCTACATATCAACTCGCATAAGAACTTTACTCTACGTCACAGCGCAGAAAGAATTAAGATATATACTAAAGAGCAGTTTCCACATAAGATATACAAAGTAGATTTGAAATGAAAACAGAACAATACGAAGTAAGACAGTTTAAACTCGCATCAGGTGAAGAAATCGTCTGTGAAGTAATTCAATGGAATAACGAAGAAGAACTCGAACTTGTCGTAAGAAAGGCCATGAAACTTGTGATGGGTGAAATGGAGACTGGTGTTCGTTACTACTCGTTCCGTCCGTGGATGGTCTATCAAGAAAATCCTGAAGACCTCTTAGTGTTGAATGGTAATCATGTCATCGGTATTGCATACCCACCTGAATCACTTACTACACAATATGATGAAGCTGTAGACGATATGGCGAAAATGTGGAAAGAACGCAACAAAGAATATCTACAGAATCGAGGAGATGAATCCTTCGAAGATATTGCTAATATTAACAAGATGACTAAAGAGGTCATGCGTGAATCTGAAAAGATTGAGGAATATTTGAAGTCTTTGGATAGTGATGACGACAATGTAATTGCGTTTCCAGGCCCAACTGACACCATACACTAATGTATTATACAAAATTTATTGATAATGAGATACTGAATACTGGATTGATACATCACATCGATATGCGTCTTGATAGTGAAGAAGAATTAGATGAATTATCATCAAAGTTTTCAAATCAGTATTTAACAACAGGCCCTATGGGTAATGTCCCAGAGTTTCAACAACTATCAAAAATAGCGGTAGACTTCGCTATAGAAAAATCTACAGAACATTACAAACATTCCTTCGAAAGTTTTTGGGATATTTACAGTTCTATGTATATTGAATCATTTAAGTGTGGTGGAATTTGGGGTAGACGTGACAGTTCGGGAGAGTTTATTTCTTCACATAATCATTTTCCTTTCACTTGGGTATTCACATATTATATTGACCCGCCAGAAGGTTCGTCAGGATTATATCTAACAGACTCCAATACAGAAATTCCTATTGAACATGGATTAATGGTTTTATTTAAGGGTGATTTAAATCACGAGACTCGTCCATCAGATTTTGATGGGTATAGATACTGTGTATCTGGAAATATATTACCAAAACCGCCTGCATGGCCAGAAGTATCAAATGTCTGAAATCTATACAAAGATTATTAACAACGACGAGATGAATAATCGTATGTTCGAGTATCTTAGAGATTTCGACTATGACTTTGTGCCCGAAGGCAATAGACTTGGACAAGCTGGATACTCAAACACTCTTCTTGGTCTACCACAGTTCGATGAATTTGTTAAGATTGTTGAAAAGTTTGGTCGTGAGAAGTCTATGGATATCCTAGAAGGGTCTCATGCATACAAAGACTTCCATCGCGGTATGAAGATATTTACCCGAAGGTTATATGTCCGTAGTCAGAGATGCCACTTGATGTGGGGTATGCGAAATGAAAGTGGTGACTCATTTCGTGTCCACGACCATTGGCCATCAACATGGTCTTTCACATATTATCTAAATCCACCAAAGGGCTCGGCAGGATTATACTTTCCCACAGAAGATATCGAAATCGATTTACATCATGGTTTACTAATACTCTTCAAGGGTGACACACTACACGGTGTAAAAGAATCCACATATGATGGATATAGATACTGTATTGCAGGAAATATTAGTCCAACTTTTTCATGATTACATTACAAAACAAACAGAATGAATATATCTTCACCAAAGTATTAGATAATGAAGATATGAACATGAAGATTGTCACACGAATCGATACGATTGGTGACAAGATGAATCATACTACAAATGTCAAAGCCGATACCACTTTACCTGATATCATACAATATCCTGAATTTCAAGAACTGTCTGGTATTATCAATGAATTTTGTAGAGATTGTTCTAATAAATTACAGTATGAACATCCCAATCATGTATCGCGAGCTAATAGTCCTGTTTGGTATGATGCTTATATCAAGTCTCTACAAGTATCTGTAATGTGGGGAACAAGATATGAAAGTGGCGAGGTAACTATACCGCATAATCATTGGCCTAATACATGGGCATTTTGTTATTATATTGACCCACCCGAAAATTGTTCGGGTCTAATTTTTCCTGATTCGGATTACGAACTTAAAATTGAAAATGGTATGTTAGTTTTATTCTCTGGACACATGATACATAATACATTGGCCAAAGAATTTAGAGGAAATAGATATTGTGTTGCAGGGGTAATTAGGTAGTATCCAACCCTCCTCAAAAGACATCTTAATTATAACACGGATTACACATTTTGTCAAGCACTTTTTTTACTTGACATTGAATAAAATTTATGATACTATAAGGACATAATTGGAGTATATCATGACTAAAATAAGACCAAAAGACAAACCACACTATGTGAACAACGCACAGTTCTCTCAAGCAGTTGTTGACCATGTGACTATTGTAAACGAAGCGCGAGACAAAGGTGAACCATTACCAAAAGTTCCCGACTATATCGCACAATGTTTTCTCAAGATTTGCGAAGGTCTGTCACATAAATCCAACTTTGTTCGATACACCTATCGTGAAGAGATGGTAATGGATGCGGTAGAGAACTGTCTCAAAGCGATTGAGAACTATAATCTAGAAGCTGCGACACGCACAGGGAAACCAAATGCGTTTGCATACTTCACACAGATTTCATGGTATGCTTTTCTACGCCGTATCGAGAAAGAAAAGAAACAACAAGATATCAAGATGAAGTATATCAACCAGTCTGGTATTGAGAACTTTCTTGATAATGAGTTGGGTGATGCTCAGTCTGCCTCTGTCGCACAAGCATTTGTTGACCAACTCCGTATTCGGATTGATGAAATCAAAGAGAAAGACTCTGAGTGGAAAGCTGTTATCAAGAAGGAACGCAGGAAACGCACGGTCAAAGTTGACTCTGACTTGAGTGATTTTATTTCAGATTAAAATTAGGAGGGTTGGCTGAGTGGTTGAAAGCACTGGTCTTGAAAACCAGCAAGGGTTCACGCCCTTCGAGAGTTCGAATCTCTCACCCTCCGCCACATTATTCCACCTTAGCTCAGTTGGTAGAGCGGATGACTGTTAATCATTAGGTCGCTGGTTCGAGCCCAGCAGGTGGAGCCAATCTTTTTACTTGACATTGTATGTCATATTTGGTATAATATAAAAATGGACAAATTATCATATCACGGAAAAAGTGTAGACCAAGCAAGATGGGTTCTGGAAATTTTCGGAACATCTGAGAAGCGTGAGTATTACAAAGGTAACAAGTCTTTCGAACTATGGTTGGAAGACTGTCGAAATGTTATTGCTGCAAGGGAGTTAGATTACTAATGGATAAAGCAAAAAAAGTTCAAACACGCAAACTGCGTAAGAAGGCAATCAAACTACAGAATAGTAGTTCGGGTAAATTGACTATGGCTGAAGCGATGAAACGAGCAGGTAATCCTAATGAAGATTGAGATTGACAAACAGTATATGATTTACCCATATAACAGATGGGCAGTTAATGAAGAAGAACTTCTGGTTGGTTCGGACGATAAAAAGTTTATTGTTCGGATGGAGTGGAAGGGTGGCACTTTTCTTGTAACACCCAAAGACGAAGATGAACGTGAAGCGTTACAACTCGCAGTTGATGCTGAGGATGATAACCGTCATAATGAGTTGGTGAGTAGTTACTTTACTGAGTTTGAAATGTATGAGACCACTGATGGCAATTCAGAACTTGACTTCACTCTAACAGAGTTCTCCGATGAAGAACAAGAGAAGATTCAAGAAGCATATGATGAAGATTGGTTCTCTGGGTTAGAAGAGTTGGGATACAGTAACGAAGATGGTTGGTGGACACTCTGGGGTAAGGTAAAGGCAGAAGAACATGAAGATAGCAATACTTAATGATACCCATTGCGGAATTCGCAATTCTTCTGACATCTTTATGGACTACCAAGAACAGTTCTATCGGGACGTGTTCTTTCCCTATCTGTTAGAGAACGATATCAAACACATTCTGCACTTGGGTGATTACTACGACAATCGTAAGACAATCAACTTCAAGGCACTGCAACACAATCGTAAAATCTTTCTAGAACCTTTGCGTCAATATGGTATCACGATGGACATCATCATCGGTAACCATGACATGTATTATAAGAACACGACTGAACTGAATGCTCTCAAAGAGTTACAGGGTCACTACATGAATGAGGTCAATCTTATTCTCAAACCAAAGGTCATGGACTATGATGGTTTGAAGATGGGGCTTGTTCCGTGGATTTGTCCTGATAATGAAAAGGAGTCCGTAGAGTTCATCAAGACTTGTAAGGTAGACTTCATTGGCGCACACCTAGAACTACAAGGGTTTGAAATGCAGAAGGGTATGCCATGTCAAGATGGTATGTCTCCAAAACTGTTTGACCGTTTTGAGTCAGTTCTCTCTGGTCACTTCCATGCCAAGTCATCACAGGGTAACATTCACTATCTGGGAAGTCAGATGGAGTTCTTCTGGAACGACTGCAACGATGACAAGTATTTCCACATTCTTGATACGGAAACAAGAGAAGTGACTGCGGTGCGTAACCCAATCACAATCTATGAGAAGATTTACTACGACCACGAAAACATGAACAAGTTCAAAGACCTCAAGTATTTGGACAACAAGTTCATCAAGGTCATTGTCACCAACAAGGGTGACCCCTATGAGTTTGAACGGTTCATTGACCGTGTGCAGGCTCAGAAGATACACGAACTGAAAATCCAAGAGGACTTCAAAGAGTTCATCGGAGAAAATGTCGGGGACGAAGAGATTTCGCTTGACGATACCGAAACAATCGTGTATAATTATATTGATGCTGTTAATACAGACCTAGATAAGGGTAGGATTAAGAAAGAGATATCTGACCTTATGATGGAAGCACAAACGATGGAGATTGTATAATGGGATTAGGATTTGATGATGGCTTTGCGCCCAAAGAAGGATTCTGGGAACATGTGTGTGCAGTTCATGGCGGTAAGATTGGATTTGAGAAAGGTGTTGAATGTGATTGGTGTGGGGCTGTAGAAGAAGATAACGAAAAAACTTCTTGACTTCACCGTTTATATTTGATATAATGGCTACATGATTTATTTCGAAAAACTTAGATTTAAAAACTTCCTATCGACGGGAAATAATTTTACAGAGATTGAATTCGATACTTCCCCTACCACACTCGTGGTGGGTCAAAACGGTGCGGGTAAGTCTACCATGTTAGACGCTCTCTCCTTTGGTTTATTTGGTAAGCCGCACCGTAAGATTTCGAAACCACAACTCGTCAACTCCATCAACAACAAGGGGACGTTGGTCGAGGTTGAGTTTCGGATTGGTTCACAAAATTACAAAGTTGTCCGTGGCATCAAACCAGCAAAGTTTGAGATATGGGTCAATGGTAATATGGTGAACCAGAATTCTCATGCACGGGAATATCAAACGATGCTAGAGAATAACATTATCAAGTTGAACCACAAGTCCTTCCATCAAATTGTGGTTCTGGGGTCTTCATCCTTCGTGCCTTTCATGCAACTTACCTCTCAAGCTCGGCGTGATGTGATTGAAGACCTACTTGATATCAACGTGTTCAGTAAGATGAACGGGTTGTTGAAGGAACGAATGTCTATCCTGAAAGACAAGATTAGTGATAATACTCATGAACTGAGTATGGTAGAGACGAAGATTAACGCACAGAAAAAGTATCTTCGAGACCTGAGTGAAATAACTGCACAGCAGAAAAAAGAGAAACTCGACACAATCAAATCTTTGCAGGAAGACATTCGTGTCCTGAACGAATCGAATGAGGAACTGACAAATGAAGTCACCGAAAAGTCTCCAAGTGTCAATGAAGGAACAACTAAGGTATCTAAGGATATTGCCTCCATTGACCAATATATGGCGCAATTCAAAACACAACAAAAAGAAGTTGTCAAGCAGGCGAAGTTTTTCCAAGAGAACGATACATGTCCGACATGCGAACAAGATATTGACGAGACAACGAAGAACTATCATCTCGACAAATGCAAAACCAAAGCTGGAACTATTAAAAACGCACTCGATATTGGTGAAGTCAAAAGAGGAACTCTACTCGCGCAACAAGAAGAGTTGCAAACAAAGATGGACAATATACGGGAATGGCAGTCAAAGGTCAACGCAAATACACAAGAGATTGGGTCAATTAACCGAACCATGGATGTCATTAACACTGAACTCACGGTATTGTCTGAAGAGAGAGGTGACCTCAGTGAAGCGAATACTGAACTGGAAACACTTCGCGTAGAGAAAGAGGGACTGCAAGACGAGAAGTATAAACTATCGGAACAGAGTTCCTACTATCGGGTCAGTGCAGAGATGTTGAAGGACACTGGTATCAAGACCAAGATTATCAAACAGTATATTCCTGTCATCAACAAACTGACCAACGAGTATCTACAGATTCTTGACTTCTTTGTCCACTTCAATTTGGATGAGGCATTTGAGGAAACCATTCGGTCACGACATCGTGACGCATTCTCCTACGACTCATTCTCTGAGGGTGAGAAACAACGGATTGACTTGTCGTTGTTGTTCACATGGAGACAGATTGCCAAGATGAAGAACTCTGTGGCAACCAACCTACTGGTGTTGGACGAAACCTTCGACTCATCACTGGATGAGGACGGTATCGAGAACCTGATGAAGATTATTGCGACTGTCGCAGAAGACACCAATGTCTTTGTCATATCTCACAAGTCTGAGTTGGAAGATGCAGCATTCCAACGAAAAATAGAATTTGTCAAAGAAAAAAACTTCTCGAAGTTAAAAGCTGCTTGACATTATACGTCAACTGTGTTATAGTATAAACACACTGAAACATGAAAGGTTATTATTATGGAACTAACTGATACTACATTAAACATTCTGAAAAACTATGCAACCATTAATCCGAACATTGTGATTACTGAAGGTAACACACTGAAGACTATTTCGGTTGCGCGTAACGTGTTGTCCTCTGCCGAGACAACCGAATCCTTCCCACAGACATTTGGCATCTACGACTTGAATGAGTTTCTGAATGTCCTGTCTCTGGTTGACGAACCCCGTCTGAAGTTTGAGACTGACTACGTTGTGGTCGGTGACTCTACGGGTCGTTCATCGGTGAAGTATTTCTTCTCTGACCCTGAGATGTTGACATCGCCAGGCCGGAACATCGACATGCCAGAAGCGGAAGTTAAATTCACCCTAGATACTGACACATTGAGTAAAGTAAAACGTGCCGCCGCTGCACTGGGTCATGAGAATATCTCGGTCACCCCTGCGACTGGTGCGGTCTGTCTGACTGTCACTGACACCGAAGACAGAACTTCCAATACCTTCTCTATTGAGGTAGAGGGGGCATATCCAGAAGGGGTTGATTTCAACTTTGTTCTGAATGTTGGTAATGTGAAAGTTATTAACGAAGACTATGATGTTGAGGTTTCATCTAAACTAATCTCTAAATTCACGAGTAAACAGTCACCGACTGAATACTTTATTGCACTTGAAAAATCATCAACATATGGAGCATAATGATGGCAAAAGATAAAACACCGAAAGAAGACCATACCGCAATTTACGAACTTGGTAATCGTGTCGCTCGTTCTACTGTCGCCGTGATTGATACTGTCGTTCAGCGCGGCGGTTTCAAAGGTGAAGAACTTTCGACCATTGGCCAGTTGCGTGACCAAGCGGTGCAAATCGTTCAAATCTGTGAGGAGTATCAATCCGCACAAGAAGTGGACGAAGACGAAGAATAAGTCTGGGCGTCTCCTTTCCGCCGACTTATGGGGTGGAGTGAGCGTCTCCTTTCCGCTCACTCCACTTTTTTCTTGACAAACACATTATAATGTGTTACTATTGTTTTTTATTATGGAGAAAGTATGAGTAATGAATTCCTCTGGGTCGAGAAGTATCGCCCTAAAACCGTCCAAGAAACTATCCTACCAAGTGAACTGAAAGAGACCTTTCAGAAGATTGTTGACTCTGGTGAGATACCCAACATGTTACTCACGGGGACTGCGGGTCTGGGTAAGACCACGGTTGCTCGTGCAATCTGTAATGAACTGGGTCTGGATTATATTGTAATCAATGGTTCGGAAGAAGGTAACATCGACACCCTGCGTGGTAAGATTAAACAGTTCGCATCGTCTGTCTCTCTGTCAGGTGGATACAAAGTTGTTATCCTTGACGAGGCAGACTACCTCAATCCTCAATCTACACAACCAGCCCTGCGTGGGTTCATTGAAGAGTTCTCACAGAACTGTCGGTTCATTCTGACATGTAACTTCAAGAACCGTGTCATCGAACCCCTACACTCACGGTGCGGTGTGTATGAGTTCAACGTCAAAACCAATCAAGACCGTGCGACACTGGGACAACAGTTCTTCCAACGGTGTCGTGACATCCTCGTCAAAGAGGATGTTGAGTTCAATGGTAAGGTCGTTGCTAATCTGGTGATGAAACACTTCCCTGACTTTCGTAGGGGACTGAACGAACTACAACGAGGCAGTATCGGTGGTAGTATTACTACTGAGGTTATCGTTGAGGACAACAGTAAATACAGTGACCTGTATAAACATTTGAAGGATAAAGACTTCAAGAAGATGCGTCAGTGGGTCGTAAACAATATCGACCTTGAACCCGCATCAATCTTCCGTGGTGTATATGACAGTGTGGAAGGTCATGTGAAACCAGAGAGTGTTCCGCAACTCATTCTCATTCTTGCTGATTATCAATACAAGAATGCGTTTGTTGCAGACCACGAACTGAACTTAGTAGCCTGCCTTACAGAGTGTATGGCAAATGTGGAGTATGTATAATGCAAATTAGAAAAACAGAATTTACAAGAGAATCTATCGTCAAGGAGTTTGATATCAGTCAAGAGATTCTCGATGAGTGGGAACTAACTGCTGAACAGATTTTGAAGTTTATCGAAGACCCCGACTTTGGTGTTGATAATGAGACACATGACCTTATCCGTGAGATGTTCGACGATTTAGAATATGATATCTATGACGAAGAAACTCATGATGATGGTGAAGAGTGGGCGGTGGTCGAAGATGAATAAAGAAGCAATAACATTCTGGGTAATCTTTTTCGGTATAGGAGTTATCTCGTTATGGAATGGGTAATTTATATAAGTGTTCTATGCATCATAGCACTGTTAATTAAATTTGGTGACATAGATATTCGAAAATGATTGAGAAATACTACTTCTTTACCTCCGAGCATACACCAAAAGGCAAGTATAATGAAGTGCATCCCTGTAGTATCGTCAGAACAAAATGGCGTGAACAGGGATGGTATCTCAACTCGTATTATCGTAGGTCTAAGTTCAAAGGCATCAAGATAGGACGCATCTCAGCGGGTCTGGTGAGTGGTTACATGAGTCACAGAGTCCCGTATATTGCGTATCATTGGGATGGTGGTTTCACTCTCCCTGTCTTCCTATTGTCTTGGATGACACGCTCTCCGATGAAAAAGATTACTTGCACCTATGGTGACCGAACACTCAAGACATCGTTGAAGATGATTTGGCAGAAGTGGGTTAGATAATGGAATACAGGACTTGGGAAAAGATACTCGCTCGGTCACTTGACTATCATATTGGTAGGACGGATGAAGACGAACCTAAAGTTCCTGTCCTAACTATGCGGCAGGCGAGACGAGGATTATATATAAAGGTAGTGCTTCAGTTAGTCAATTGGTTGACTTGCTTTTTCATTATCGCAGGCGTAATCAGACATTGGGGGTAAATATGAAATATATAAAGCCAGGCAAACACGACCATATTCCAGAGGAACGTTCATGGGAATATGATGATTTCGGAAACAGAATTTGTAAAGAAACTGGAGATTTTGTTGTATTGGTCGAGACCTACCAAGAGCCTTACAGAGAACCCCCGATGACACTTAAATTAATTGATAATGAATGGATACCTCATCAAATGGAGTTTGAGTTTGGATAAGTGGGACAAATCACACATGAAGGTCGCGGAAGTATATGGTAAACTATCTTCCGCAAAAAGACTCCAAGTCGGAGCAGTATTAGTAAAAGATAATCGAATAATTTCCATTGGGTATAATGGTATGCCTTCGGGTTGGACGAACAAATGTGAGACCACCGATGAGTATGGTAATATGCCTGTAACTAAAGAAGAGGTTCTTCATGCGGAGACAAATGCGATTGCAAAAGTTGCGAAGTCATCAGAGTCGGCGGAGGGTTCAACGCTCTACACAACATGCGCCCCTTGCATCCACTGTGCAAAACTTATCTATCAAGCCGGTATATCCAGAGTTGTATACGGACATGGATATCGAGACAACAAAGGATTGACTTTCCTTAAACAATGTGATATACTACTTGAACAACTGGAGATTTGAATGAACCCCTTTGATTATGTAACCTCTATAAACTACTCTAAGAAAGATGTGATGGAAGACGAGAAGACCTACAATGGTTTTATGGTCAATCGCAGTCTTTCCTACTTCTCCGACACCGTTGTTCTCGCAAATGAGATGAATCGGTATCACCACCTAGACAACCGTCTACAATATCAATTTCTTATAAATATGGTTAGGAAACGGAAACGTTTCTCTAAATGGGCAAAACCCGAAACACATAATGACGTTGATGTGGTGAAAGAGTATTATGGATATAGTAATGAGAAAGCACAACAAGCTCTCGCCATCCTCTCACCTACTCAACTACAAAAATTAAAAGAAAAGGTGAGTAAAGGTGGAAGAAAGTAACTTAGTATCATGGAGTCCTGTGAACATGTTGGAGATTACTCTGGCAGAACCCGACGACTTCCTCAAAGTTCGCGAAACCCTGACACGCATAGGTGTCGCATCCAGACGCGAAAACAAACTATTCCAATCATGTCATATCCTGCATAAACAAGGACGATACTATATCGTTCACTTCAAAGAGTTGTTCATGCTTGATGGTAAGAAGGCCAACCTAGAACAAACAGATGTAGAACGCCGCAATACGATTGCAACTCTGTTATCGGACTGGGGTCTGGTTGAGATTCAGAATAATGAGGTTGCACAAGACTGTGCGCCTCTCCGTCAAATCAAGATTATCGGTTATAAAGAGAAAGACCAGTGGGAACTTTGTCCGAAATACAACATTGGAAACAAATAGATTTTCAATCACACTCTGACGAGATTCGAAACAAACGCCATTGGTGGACAACAGTAGATACTGAAGGGTATGACTGGAATCGACTATTGAATATGGTTGACACTCATCCCGAAGAACTGTATGATTGGAACAGAGACAAACAACGTCTTGGTATGAACTCGTTTCATAGGCGACCTTCTGCACCAAAGTTTTCGAAGGGTGTATTCGAAGATATGGAAAACTTCTTTGTATCCCAAGCACCCACAAAAGAGAAATACGAGAAGGGTCGTCCCCAAATCACCAACATCGCCTTCTGTGGGTTTGGTCAGTTCTCTGGGTCATATCCTCGTCATAAGGATAGTATGGATGTCTTTCTGATACAGGTTATCAACGACTGTAAAATTACGATTGGGTATACCGAAGAACCATCGGATAAAGATGAGATTCGTGTCATGCAACCAGGCGATGCGGTGTGGATACCAAGAGGAACTTGGCATCAACTCGAACCTAGAACATCACGAGTCACCTTCTCATTTGGATTTGAGAGTGACCCTGACTCTGACCCATCAACATTTATTTAAGACTACCCCTTGACATTCAGGGACAGAGTTCTTATATATAGTAATGAAGATGCCGATAACGGGTCTTCTTATATGTCTTGCTAATTAAATAGGAGATAACAGACATGACTAATTTAAAAGTAGGTAAACAACTATTCCCTAAATCTGCATTCATTGGTTTTGACCACTTGTTCAATGAACTAGAGTATGCAACAAAACACGCTAATGACCACTATCCACCTCATAATATTATTAAAGAGTCGGATGACGAGTTCACTATTGAAGTTGCTGTTGCAGGATTCACTCAGGACAATATCCATGTAGAACAGAAGGAACGTTCTCTCACCATCACAGGTGAGTATGAGAGTAAAGGGCGAGAAGTTATTCATCGTGGTATTTCTACCCGTGACTTCAAACGTCAGTTCCGTCTCTCAGAGTATGTCGAAGTAACTGGAGCCTCTCTTACGGATGGTATTCTCGCAGTTAATCTGAAGCTAGAAATCCCAAAAGAGAAGCAGCCTCGTAGTATTAAAATCACTTAATCACGAGGAATCAAAATGACTCAAACTAACTTTTACTACAGCATTATTGCTGTGGCATTCGCTGAAGTTGGCATCATCCTATCAGCGCTGGTCTAATCAAGTTCAAATGCTTGTAGCCAGTTTATAAAATCAGGTAGGGGGCGGGAGACTGCCCCCTATATACTTGTATGAAAACATATATGATTGCCGACCTGAACAATCCAGTGTCGGTCAGATATACAGAGATTGCATTAGAGTCTTGGTCAAAACAAGATATCCTTGACATTGAAGTCATTCAGTGTTATACACCTGATACGATTACAGACATTGAACCTCTATACAACTGGCAACCCCTGCTTCATGGAATGCAGAGGGGACAGATGAGCACCAAGTCCGAAAGAGCAGGAGACATCTCTCACTGGCAACTCATCAAGAAACGAGCGGAGAGTGATGCAAGGTTCTATGTCATGGAACACGATTCGTATCTACTCGATGCAGATGAGTTTAAGAGACAGTTTGACTTCACTATGGAACACGGACTATCTTATGCGAATCACGGTCTGTTCATGTCCTGTTATTCATTGTCACGAGTTGCAGCAATCCATATGCATGACTTGTTAGTAAATCAAGCGTTTCCGTTGAACGGAGGCCCCTATGGATGTGTGGAGAGACTTGTGAAGACATATCTATCAAACCATCGTGGAGACTGGGGACGATATACATGGATGTGTCATCATCCCAATATCCCTCATGTCAATGTCGGTAGGACATCCGAAGAGTTGAGAGATACATATAACTATCCCGCAAAGACCAGTCCGTTCAAACTTGCATCAACACAGGTAATATCTAAGTCATTAGGAATCACTCAAGAACATGATGGAGTGCAAAAAGTGCCGTGGGAGAGAAACCCCACCACCGCTAAAGGATATAAAATTATTGATTGACAAATGTCGTTCACTCGTGTATAATGTAATTATATCATGAGGACTACAATATGAAATTTTATACATCCGTAGAACGATACGGCAACTCTATTCTGTATCGCGGTTACGATGGTGCAGAGCGCATCAAGAAACGCATCCCTTTCAAACCTACATTGTTTGTCAACGGTCAGAGTGAATGGAGAACACTCGAAGGTAAACCTGTTGCGCCTATGACCTTTGACTCGATGCGCGATGCGACAGACTTCATCAAACAATATCAACATGTCCCCACTGTGAATGTGTATGGGATGAACAACTTCGTCTCGCAGTTCATTGCCGAGACTTTCCCGTCTGACATCAAGTTTGACCAGAACCAGATTGTGATTACCACAATCGATATCGAGGTTGCATCTGATGAGGGATTCCCCGAACCTGACAAGGCAGACTATCCTGTCATCTCTATCTGCACCAAGTCATCTAAGGAAGACTTCTATCGTGTGTGGGGTCTGGGTGACTATGAGCCTCGTGAGGATACTATCTACAACAAGTGTGAGTCTGAACTCGACTTGTTTCTCACATTCCTGAACTACTGGTCTAACCACGGGACACCTGATGTTGTGACTGGTTGGAACAGTAAACAGTTTGATATTCCGTATCTGGTCAACCGCACACGCAAGGTGATTGGTGAGGAGTCGGTCAAGAAGTTCTCTCCGTGGGGTGTGGTATCGCCTCGTAAAATTCGTGCAAACAAGTTTGGTATGAATGATGTTGACACTTATGACTTGATGGGTATCGCACAACTTGACTACTTTGATTTGTTTCGTAAGTTCACCTACAACACGCTTGGACAACAAGAGTCCTATCGACTCGACCACATTGCGAATGTTGTTCTGGGTGAGAGTAAACTATCGTATGAAGAGTATGGTAATCTCCACACTCTCTACAAGCAAGACCACCAGAAGTTTATTGACTACAACATCAAGGACGTTGAACTGGTGGACAAGTTGGAAGAGAAGTTGGGTATCATCACTCTCGCATTCACGATGGCCTATCGTGGTGGTGTGAACTATGAGGACGTGCTTGGGACTACAACTATCTGGGATACAATCCTGTATCGTCTGTTGAACCAACAGAAGGTCACAGTTCCCCCGAAGGTTGAGAAGTCCAAAGGTGACTATGAAGGTGGGTATGTAAAAGACCCTCAAGTCGGGTCGCACGAGTGGGTCACATCCTTTGACCTGAACTCTCTGTATCCGAACATCATTGTGCAATACAACATGTCACCTGAGACTGTGGTTGATGGTCTGTCTGACACATCGGTTGAACGCATGTTGCGTCAACAGACTCCCCGTGACCAGAACTATGCACTTGCCCCTTCGGGTGTGCGTTTCCGTCACGACAAGGAAGGTGTCATCCCTAGTATCATTCGTCAGTATTACAGTGAACGCCGTGTCATCAAGAAGGAGATGCTTGAGGCACAACAGGAATACGAACAGACACCTACCAAGTCTCTCTCCAATAAAATCTCTCAACTCGACAACCAACAGATGGCTATTAAAATCCTCATGAATAGTCTCTATGGTGCGTTGGGTAATCGATGGTTTCGTTACTTTGACCAAAGGGTCGCGGAGTCCATCACACTTGCGGGTCAGTTGTCAATCAAATGGGCAGAACGCGCAGTCAACACGGAAATGAATAATCTCCTTTCTACCGATGATGACTATGTGATTGCCATTGACACTGACTCGCTCTATATCAATATGTCTAAACTGGTCAAGAAGTTTGACCCCAAAGAACCTGTGAAGTTTCTTGACAAGATTTGTCGTGAACACTTTGAGAAGGTTCTTGAGAAGTCTTATGATGAACTCGCACAGTATACCAACGCATACATCAATCGTATGGAGATGGGTCGTGAGGTGATTGCTGACCGTGCTATCTGGGTTGCAAAGAAACGATACATTCTCAATGTTCACAACTCTGAGGGTGTGCAGTATGCACAACCCAAACTCAAGATGATGGGTATCGAAGCAGTCAAGTCATCGACCCCGATGGTCGTGCGCGATAAGTTCAAAGAAATCTTCCGTGTGATTATCGAGGGGACTGAGGTTGATACACAGAAGTTTATCTCTAACTTCCGCAGTGAGTTTAACAGCCTACCCGCCGAGGATGTATCGTTCCCTCGTGGGGTCAGTGCGGTTAACAAGTGGAAAGACCGCGACTCTATCTACATGAAGGGGACACCTATCCATGTGCGGGGTGCGTTGTTGTTCAATCACCACACCAAAGGTATGCGGTATGAGACTATCAAGAATGGTGAGAAGATTAAGTTCGTCTATCTCAAGACTCCCAATCCTATCAAGGAGAATGTCATCTCTTATCCCGTGAACTTGCCTCGCGAACTGTCACTTGATAAATACATTGACTATAAAACAATGTTCGAGAAGACCTTCCTTGACCCACTCGAACCAATCCTCGATGCGGTTGGTTGGTCTGCCGAACCTAAAGCACAGTTGGATATGTTCTTTGCCTAAACTTCACAGAACCAAACCTGATTGGACACTCCGTGTAGTGGGTGAGATAAACGTTGATGCACTTGCAGAACGGGTCTCTCGCATTACACCCGAAGAGTGGGATAAATGGAAACAACGACAGAGGGGTGTTCACGAACAGGCTCGTGCTGTCCCATTTCAGTGGTGTCATAACATTTTTGATTATGACCCTAATAAAGATGATGAGTTCAATGAAATCAAAGTGTTTCGTCACTACGAAGCATATAAAGAAGAAATCGATAGAATATATGCATACCTTGATGAGATAGAAGGCCCTGCCAAGATGGTGACAGGTATCTTGGTAAACCTACCGTCAGGGGCTAAGATACCAGAACATATTGATAAACCAGACTTCAAAATCTTTCAACACACCAAGAGATATCATATTCCTTTGATTACACACCCTGATGTGCAGTTCACACACAGCGGTGAAACGTGGTATCTGGAAAAGGGTAAGATATATGAACTCAATAACATCGTGGGTGTGCATGGCGTGAAAAACGCAAGTCCTATTGATAGAATTCATATATTAACTGACAGGTATCCTCTATGAATTTGTTGTTTGTTCACATTCCCAAGACAGCAGGGACAAGTGTGTGGAACTGGTTAGTTGAAAACGGACATGAGAACTGGAATCGACTATCGGGTCTGCATCATGAGTCAATCAATGAACTGAGGTATCTCAATGACATATCAGATGCTCATAGTTTCGCGGTGGTTCGTAATCCATACTCTCGCGCACAGAGTTATTACTATCACGCACAGAGACAGGGACAGAAGTTTGAGTCACTCGAAGACTTTCTGAGAACCGTCATCGAACCGAAGGGATATGGTTTTAAGGAAAAGAAAACAGCATACATAATCTACGACCAAGCACACTATGTGACTCGCAATGGTAAGATAGATGTCGATAAGATATATCGATTTGAGAACCTGAGTGAGATGGAGAAGGACTTTGGTATGGAACTAGGCCGTTCAATGGTTGGTAAGTATCACCCCAGAGAACTGACCGTCACAGAAAAATCGTTAGTAGAACAAGCGTATGCAAGGGACTTTGAATTATTCTATTGACAAAACTGCCTGATTGTGGTATTATTACATAATGAAATACTCTCTAACTATATTCAAGAATACATTTGACAACAAGACTCATCGTGTCCAAGAGTTCGACACATGGGATGAGTTTGAGTCGTTGTTGTATTCTTTGTCAAATCAGAAAGGTGAGAAAGGTGGTAGTAACAGTTCTCCTCTCATTAGTCCTGCTCGTTATGTTACTGAGGGAACAAGGTCTAATAAGAACGTTGAGTATTGGGGTGGTTGGGCTTGTCTTGATGTTGACGCTTACATTCCTAGACAGGACTTGGAGTCCGACCTTAGAGGAATGTTTGGACAATATTATTATGTATGTTATTCAACCGCATCTTCCACAGAGTCCCACCCCAAGTTTCGACTCGTCTTCCCCCTCACTCGATGTGTAGAGTCAAAGGACTTATCTCATTTCTGGTTCGCAATGAACAAACAGTTCAAAGGTCTGGGTGACGAACAGACCAAAGACCTGTCGCGTATGTATTATGTTCCCGCCCAGTATCCTAACGCACATAGTTTCATCTTCACCAACGATGGTGTCAAACTCGACCCTGATATGTTGATGAACAAACACTCGTATGTTGAGACGCAGGGTAAGACCTTTATGGACAGACTACCACCCGCACTACAGAAGGCAGTTATGGAGCATCGTAAGAACTCCCTAGATAACACCGACTATAGTTGGACATCATATCGTGACTGTCCGTTCTTTCCTAAGAAGTTAGAACAGGAATATCGTTCTATCACTGGGACTGGGTGGTATCACAAGATGTATCAGATTATGATTGCTGTCGCTGGTAACGCAGTATCCAAGGGTTATCCAATCAGTGCGAGTCAGATATCACAGTTGTGTGGTGAACTTGACCGTGAGACTGGTAACTGGTATGAAAACCGACCACTAGATAAAGAAGCAGACCGAGCATTGGAGTATATTTACAGAAATGGATAAGATGAGAATACTAATAACAGGCGGGGCAGGATTCATTGGTAGTCATCTTGCAGATTCTCTCCTAGAGGATGGGTTTGATGTTGTCGGTCTTGACAACTATAATACTTTCTATGACCCTGCACTGAAGAAGAACCGTGTGGAATACTTTGGACACGAAGTCTATGAGTGTGACCTCAAGGACTTTGATGACCTTGACCAAGCATTCAATACAATCAAACCACACATTGTCATTCACCTTGCCGCCCGTGCGAATGTGCGTGACTCCTTTGGTAAGGAACGCATCTATCATCAGGACAATATCGATGCCACCCAAAACCTGATTGAGGTGTGTAAACTATATAATGTGCAGAAGGTCATCTATGCTTCAACTAGTTCTGTATATGGGGGAACACCCATACCACCTACAGGTTGGGTAGAAGACCAAGTGACTGGTCATCAGTTGAACGCATATGCATACACCAAGTATGTAAATGAATGTCAGTTCAAAATCTCTGGTTTGAACAATGTGGGTCTTCGGTTCTTTACCGTATATGGCCCGTGGGGTCGCCCAGATATGGCACTGTTTCAGTTCACCGATAATATCGTGAAGGGTAAACCGATTCAGGCATTCAACTATGGTGATATGAAAAGAGACTTCACCTATGTCGGTGATATCGTTAACGGTATCAAAACTATTTTGTTTGAAGATGTTCCGTCCAATGAAATCTATAATATTGGTCGTGGTAAACAAGTAGAACTGATGCACTTTATCAAGTGTATAAGTAAAGAGTTGGGTAGGGAAGCAGACATTGAACTTGCTCCCCGTCATCCAGCAGATACGCTGGAAACTTGGAGTAACACTGGGAAACTCCGAGAAATGGGTTATAAACCCAAAGTGAATATCGAACAAGGTGTCGCGGCATTTGTTCGTTGGTATAAAGACTACTATGGAGTAAACTAAATGAGTGAAATTATTGAAGATAAAGATTTTGAAAAAATGAGAGTTGGTATTGTCGGTCACGGTTTCGTGGGTGGTGCTGTTGATTATGCATTTACACACCCTGAGATTGAGAAGTTCTATGTTGACCCAAAATACGATACGACTATCGATGACCTGTTAGACTGGAAACCGCATGTCAGTTTCATCTGTGCGCCGACACCGATGGCTGAGAGTGGTTTCGTTGATGCATCGATTGTTGAAGATGCAGCATTGAAACTGATTGAACATACTGAGGGTGGTGTTGTTATCAAATCAACTGTTACACCTGATGTTGTAGACCGTATGTTCTCATCGATATATGAAGATGATATTAAACGATTGACAATCAATCCTGAGTTTCTGACTGAATCAAATGCAAAGGAACAATTCGTCAATGCGAAGTATCATGTGATTGGTGGACATCCAGAAGCTTGTAAAGGACTCGCAGAACTCTACGATGTGTATAGTCTCTGCATTGCCGATGAGTATGTCTTCTGTGCTCCTGTTGAGGCATCATTCATCAAGTATGGGGTGAACTCATTCCTTGCAACTAAGGTTACCTTCTTCAATCAATTCTATGATGCAATCGAGAAGTTTGGATGTAACTTCCCAACAGTTGCAAACGCTATTGGTAAAGACCCACGGATTGGTATCGGACACACTCGTGTGCCAGGCTATGATGGTAAACGTGGGTTCGGGGGCGCATGTTTCCCCAAAGATACAAAAGCATTTACAATGTTCGATAATGACTTGACATTACTTGAGAAATGTGTTAGTATTAACAATGAATATCGCAAACAATATGAATTAGATGAACGTGAGGAATCAAACAATGTCGATTATGGACAAACTGAAGAAGAACTCGAAAATCAAAACGACGGAGATTCTGTCGGAGAGTAAATTCTTTACTGAAAAAGATATGGTGCAAACAGATGTTCCAATGGTGAACGTTGCCCTATCTGGTAGTATTGACGGTGGTGTCACGCCAGGACTTACAGTCCTTGCAGGCCCAAGTAAGCACTTTAAGACCTCTTTTGCCCTGCTTATGGCAGGTGCATATCTGAGAGAGAAGAAAGATGCAGTTCTGCTTTTCTATGATAGTGAGTTTGGTTCACCCCAATCTTACTTCGAGCAGTTCGGGATTGACACTAGCCGAGTTCTGCATACGCCGATTGCGAATGTAGAGGAACTCAAGTTTGACATTATTGGTCAACTTGAGGAACTGACACGAGAAGATAATGTCATCGTTGTCATCGACTCCATTGGTAACCTTGCATCTAAGAAAGAACTCGAAGATGCAATCAATGAAAAGTCGGTTGCAGATATGTCTCGTGCTAAAGCATTGAAAGGTTTGTTTCGTATGATAACCCCATACCTGACTATGAAGAACATTCCAATGTTGGCCGTCAACCACACATACAAAGAGATTGGTCTCTTCCCGAAAGACATCGTAGGTGGTGGCACAGGTATTTACTACAGTGCTGACAACATCTGGATTCTGGGTCGCCAACAAGACAAGGTTGGCACAGAAATCAAAGGTTATCACTTTGTAATCAATGTAGAGAAGTCTCGTTATGTTAAAGAGAAAAGTAAAATCCCTATCTCTGTTTCTTGGGAAGGTGGCGTCCAGCAGTTTAGTGGTCTTCTGGATGTTGCTCTTGCTGGTGGGTATGTTGTTAAACCTAGTAATGGTTGGTATAGTGTCGCTGGTGACGAGGCGAAAGTTCGTCAGAAGGAAACACTCACGAAGGAATTTTGGACACCCATCTTCGAGAACACCGACTTCGCAGACTTCATCAAAGCGCAATACTCAATCGGACTGGCGCAAAAAGTAGACATGGATGAGATTGTCGATGCCGTTGAATAATTTCTTAAGTTTGGTTTTCATTGTCGGTATCGCGATTGTTGTATCAGTATGGTTGGAGAGACGATGATTGACCTAGACAAACTGAGTGAAGATATTCACTATCAGATTATTCCACAGGAAGATGATGAGAAGAACTGGGATGTTCGCATACTTGAAGAGTTTCCTGAGACGATTATTCGTTTCGGGAACATCAAGTTCGAGGGTGAAGGCCCCAAAGATGAGAACGGATACCTGAGTTTCAACTCTGAGGTTGTATTCAGTCCCGACCCTGACCTGACAATGGAAGACTTGACATTACAGGAATATTGTGGTAGAATACTAAATTCAATAATTGAGACATCTATTGCTGACGGTAGTATGATTGCTCGTGATGATAAGACAGGCGAAGTGCTTGTCCATGAAGATATGTTAGAGGAACTAGATAATGAATATCAATTTGGAACAGACAGTTCTGAGGAATTTACTGACTAATGAAGAATACATGCGTAAAGTTCTTCCGTTCATTGCGCCGGATTATTTCGAAGGTGTTTACAAAGGTCTGTTCAAAGAGATTGCGAAATTTGTTTCGGATTACAATAAACTTCCGACTCTCGAAGCATTCAAGATTGAGATAGACCAGAACAACCGTCTGAGTGAAGAAGACTATCGCATCGCAGTTGAACTGCTCCCTAACATCTTTACACACGAACCTGAGAACCTTGAGTGGTTGATTGAACGCACTGAGAAGTGGTGTCAAGACCGTGCAGTGTTCAACGCAGTGATGGAGAGTATCTCTATCATTGATGGCAAACATGCAAACCTACAGAAGAACGCAATACCTGATGTTCTGAGTAAGGCTCTGGGTGTGACCTTTGATACCAACATTGGTCACGACTATCTGGAGAATGTAGATGAACGGTTTGATTTCTATCACCAACAGGAAGAACGTGTTCCGTTTGACCTTGACTTGTTCAACAGGATTACCAAAGGTGGTCTACCCAACAAGACACTGAACATTGCACTCGCAGGAACGGGTGTCGGTAAGTCATTGTTCATGTGTCATGTGGGTGCATCTGCATTGTCGCAGGGTCGCAATGTATTGTATATCACTATGGAGATGGCAGAGGAACGTATCGCAGAACGTATTGATGCGAACCTGTTGAATGTTCCGATTGACCAGTTGGAGAACCTGTCAAAGGATATATTCACTGACAAGGTGTCTACACTATCTGCCAAGACCAATGGTAAACTTATTATCAAAGAATATCCAACTGGTCAAGCAAACACATCTCACTTCCGTGCGTTGTTGAATGAACTGAAACTGAAGAAGAACTTTGTTCCTGAACTCATCTTTATTGACTATCTAAATATCTGTGCGTCATCACGAATGAAAGGAATGGGCGGTGCTATCAACTCATATTCATACATTAAAAGTATTGCAGAGGAACTTAGAGGACTCGCAGTCGAGTTCAACGTTCCGATTATGTCTGCAACTCAAACGACTCGTTCTGGTTACTCTAATGACGATGTTGGACTTGAAGATACGTCCGAATCTTTTGGACTGCCCGCTACCGCAGACCTCATGTTCGCCCTCGTCTCAAACGATGAACTGAACTCGATGGGTAAGATTATGGTCAAACAGTTGAAGAATAGATATAACGACCCGACCAAATACCAACGGTTTACTCTGAAGGTTGACCGTGCTAAGATGCGACTCACTGATGATGACGATGCGGATGACCCCGTAGTGGATGACCGTCCTGCATTTGATAAGTCAGAAGCCGCAGAACGATTCAAAGATTTTAAGATGGAGTAGACGTGGAAGCCTTATTACACACAATCATTGTCCTTGCGACAGTATTCTTTTCTTTCTGGTTCGGTCTCTTTCGTGGTTTTCAACGAGGACTAAACGAGGGACTCGCAGAGGGTTCTGCAATCGCATTGAAACAAACGCTGGAATATATGCGTAGTAAACATGACATACATATCACAGACTATGATATCAAAGAAGCATCGGAGTATCTGAGAAATGAGCGAAGTTAATCTTATCGCATTGAGTAAACCGTCTGCAATCACAGATTGTAAGACTGCCGCAGACCTGATTGCTTATACCGCACGGGTCAGTAATCCTTCTAACCAGAGTAATAAGAAGACCGCACCTAAGTTGTTGCAATATCTTATTCGTGAGAACCATTGGTCACCACTTGAGATGGTGCATATGACTCTTGAAATCAAAACGACACGCGACATTGCTCGTCAGATTCTACGTCACCGCTCGTTCTCATTCCAAGAGTTCTCTCAACGGTATGCTGTTGCGCCAGGATTTGAGTCACGCGAAGCACGACTACAGGATGAGAAGAACCGTCAGAACTCTGTAGAGACTGATGACCGCAACTTGAATGAGTGGTGGCAGATGGAACAGAAGAAAGTCCAAGCACGTGCTGAGATGTCCTATAAAGATGCACTCTCAAAGGGTATTGCGAAGGAACAAGCACGAGCATTGTTACCCGAAGGACTAACCCAATCGACATTGTATATGGCAGGTTCTTTGCGTTCTTGGATTCACTATTGTGAACTTCGCCGTGGTAACGGAACGCAGAAGGAACACGCACTGATTGCCGACAAGTGTTGGGAGATTATCGGTGTTCACTTTCCCGACATCGTAGAAGCATTGAATGACTGAGATTGTAATCCGTAATAAAGAGTTTCTCAAAACTCTGGATGATACACTTGATAAGTTTTTACCGCATACCGATGCGATGGTAGAACTTAGTTCCAATCTCGGGCCTGCTCCAATCGGAGAAGGTGAACAGTATTGTAAACCCGACCATCTGTGGGAAGTTATGAAACGAGACCACATTGGATTTCCTGAAGAGGGATACGGGTTTCAGGTGTCACATGGTGCAAAGGAAAGACCCGAAATATTTGAACCACTCAAGCTATGGACTAAGAATGAACTGGTTCGTATCTTCGGTGCAAACAATAACTCTCTGACATCATACTATCCACCCAAAGGGTTTGTCGGTTGGCATACAAACTGGAATGCTTTTGGATATCAACTCATTCTCACATGGAGTGAGAATGGTGATGGATACTTTACTTATTATGATAAGAAGAATGATAAGTTTGTCAAACACGAAGATGTCAAAGGATGGCAGGCTCGGTGGTATCGGTTTGGTCGTAAAGACGAAGAAGAACACCACTGTTGGCACGCTGCGTGGACTGAATGTCCCCGTTTCACTCTTGCGTTTAAGTTTCCCTATGGACACCTCACAGAAAAACATGACCAAGCGTATGACGCGATACAAGATTTAATTTATGATATCGAAAGTTCTTGACAAATCTATTGGGATTTGGTATAATACTAAAATGGAAAATCAAAATATCACACGGATTGCCCTAGCGAGTCTGCTGGCGTTATCCATCATCACTCTTGTTAACCTTGCTATTAGCGTCTTCTCAAAAGAAGATAAGATTATAGTCCAACAAATATCAGAGCCTGAGTCTCTAGTAATCGAAGAACTGTCTTACACAGAAGAAGACATGTTATGTATGGCACTGAACCTGTATCACGAGGCACGGAATGAACTTGACGCGGGGTTGTATGCAGTCGCAGATGTGACGCAGAACCGTGTCAACGACCCTCGCTGGCCGAATACTGTTTGTGATGTGGTCTATGAGTCAAAGACATATACGGGTAGTGATGGTGAACAATACCCACGCCGTAATCTTTGTCAGTTCTCGTGGTATTGTGATGGACGCAGTGATGACCCTCGGCCAGGCCAGGCATGGGAGAAATCTAAGTATATCGCAAGAATGTTCTTGACACACGACGAGTTTCGTGGTATAACAGAAGGTGCGACACACTACCATGCAACCTATGTTGACCCTCGTTGGGCGACTGCAAAGGGCATGCACATGGTAGGTCAAATTGGTGAACATATATTTTATAGGTGGAAGTAATGTTGTATAGTAAAAAAGTAAATCTCAAAGCGGGGTTCGATGGAACTCCTACGTTAGAGGAATATAAGAAATACTCTAACGATATTCAATACAAGTATGATGAAGACGTGTATCTTAAGGAGTTGTCTGCATATGTTAATGCGACATATGGTGAACACTATTCTAAGAACAAGTTTCAAGCGACAGAGTTTATTATCGATGGTGGTCATGGTGATGGGTTTTGTATCGGTAACATCATGAAGTATGCCCAACGTTATGGCAACAAAGATGGTCACAATCGTAAAGACTTGTTGAAAGTGTTACATTATGCACTTATTCAACTTCACGTTCATGACAAAGAGGGTCGCAATTAATGGTTGCAGTTACAGGTATGGGTATCGTGGATACGCTCGGGACAAATCCTGAGTTGTGTTTTGCGAATTATCTAATGAAAAAACATGAACCGTCTGATTACAAATATCAGGATTCGATTATCAGTCATCTTAAATGTTTCTACGCTGACCATGAAGATTTGTTAGTTCCCGAAAACATTCGACCATCTTTGTATTCCTCTCTCCATAAAGTCAATAAACTTGGATTGCATAGTATAGAACAAGCATTGATGAACATTCCTAAGTCATCTAATGTTGCGGTTGTATATTCTACTGCAACTGCTGGTGGTGAGACTGCTGTTCAATTTCATGATTACTGTAGTTACAGCGGCCGAAAGTTGCGTCCACGAAAACTCATTCAAGGACATAAAGATTTTCTGGTTGGTCTGATTCCACAGATTTATGATTTCCATGGCGCTACTACATCTATGGCTGCAGCATGTTCAACCG